CTATAGGTCATTTGCTGAAGAGATTGGCGTTTCTTTTAGGAATGTTGAGAAATGGAGTAGAGGTGAGACTTTGCCACGATTTAATACAGCTAAGATTATATTTGACTTTACAAATAATGAGGTGACTGGACATGACTTTTACGAAAAACAAATTCAACGCCATCAAGCAAACTTATAAAGGTGAAGTTTTTGATAGTAAGAGAGAGTTAAAGAGATTTGTTGAGTTAGAGCATTTGCTTAGACTTGGTGAAATATCTAATTTAGAATTGCATCCACGCTATGATCTAATGGTCAATGGTGTAAAGATTGGAAGATACACAGCAGACTTTAGATACAATAAAGGCGAAGAAGTTGTAGTAGAGGATGTAAAGTCAAAGGTTACAAAGACAAGGGATTATGTGCTTAGAAAGAAAATCTTAGCAACATATGATCCACCAATAATAATAACAGAGATTTATAGCTAGGGGAGCATATATGTCATGGTCAGCTTTAAAATGGGCATCAGAAGTTAAGGTAGGTAATAGCACAGATAAGTTAATATTAATTATCTTAGCTAACTTTACAGATGCAGAAGACACTTGTTACCCATCACATAGGAAGATAGCAGAGCTATGTGAATGTAGTACAGATACAGTTATAAGATCACTTAAACGATTGAAAGAATTGAATTTTATTAATGTTGAGAAAAGATTTCAGCTTACGCAAAATAACAATCACAGACAGACAAGTAACATCTATAAGTTAAATATAGACACCCACTCGCAAATTGCTACCCCATCCCCCATGCAAATTGCAACACCAATAACCTACCATATTAAAAAAGATTATAGTAAGGAGTTTGAGTTCTTTTGGAAAGAATATCCAAATAGACCTAATGATAATAAATATGGAGCATCACAAAAATTTATTATAGTTATGAAAAGTAAAGAAATAACTTTTGAAGATTTAATGAATAAGACAAAGTGGTTTGCTAAATCTCAAATGGGGAAAGATGAAAAATTTATTCCTCACGCTAGAACTTGGCTATCACAAAAAAGATATAGTGATGTAGGAAAGCCTACATTAAAGAAAACAAACTTAAACTTATTAGCAGGATAAAAAAAATGATTAACAAAAACGAACAATCAATTATAGAAAAAGCAAGAGAGCAAGGCATCCACTTAACAAATTATAGTCAAGGAGACTACAGAGTTAAGTGCCCTGAGTGTTCACAAAGTCGTAGAAAGAAACATGAGAATTGTTTATCAGTCACAGTAGCATCTGATTCTATCTTATGGATGTGCCACCATTGTGATTGGACTGGAGGGGTTAAAGAAGGTTCTAGCTTCCAACGTGCCTACACTCCAACTCCCATAGCTCAAGCAACTCCTATCGTGCCTATACTATCAAGTGCCAATCACGAATTATCAGAAGGTTCTTTAGCTTGGTTATTTAACAGAAAAATATCAAAGACAACTGCACAACAATTTGGATTGTTTACTAAAGATCAGAGGCTATGCTTCCCATATTATTTAGATGGAGATATTGTAAATATAAAAAGTAGAACAAAAGACAAGAAGTTTTTGCAAGAGAAAAATGCAACTAAGTGCTTGTATAATATAGATATGTTACAGAAAGATTGGAAAAATAAAACAGCTAAGTCAGTCATATTTGTAGAAGGTGAGATGGATGTGCTTGCTTTATATGAAGCAGGTTTTAAAAATGTAGTTAGTTTACCAGATGGAGCACCTCAAACAGCAAAATTTAAATCTGATGATAAAAGGTTTATGGCGTTTGAACATTCTAAATGGATTTTTGAAGCTGACGAAGTAATTGTAGCTACAGATGCTGATGAAAATGGCAAGGCTTTGAGGTTGGAGATTATTCATAGATTTGGTAAAGACATTTGTAAAGTTGTCAATTTCCCTAATATGGATGGCATACAATGCAAAGATGCTAATGAGTGCCTTATGCATGATGGTATTACAGTTTTACAAGAATGTATAGAGTATGCAGAAGAATTTCCAGTAGAGGGATTACATGGTGTAAAAGAATATCATGATAGTGTGCAGAACATTTACGATGGCAATGAGCAGAAAGCGTTTAGTACAGGGTTCAAAGAGTTAGATAAAATCTATAAGGTTATGCCAAGCACTTTCAATCTTATAACTGGTATTCCCAATCATGGGAAAAGTAATTTTTTAGATCAGATACTTTTAAATTTAGCAGAGAATGAGAATTGGAACTTTGCAGTCTTTAGTCCAGAGCACTCAACGCCTAATCACATTAGAAGATTGCTAGAGAAGAGATGCAGAAAGCCATTTGATATTGGATTACACGCTAGACTAACTCAAGAAGAATTAAATAGTGGTGTAGAGTTCTTAGACAATCACTTTAGATTTATTGAGAATACAGAAGAAATTCCAGACATAGAGTTTATACTGAGTAAAGCTAAAGTTGCTAAACAAAGGTTTGGTATCAAAGGTTTAGTTATTGATCCATTCAATCAGATAAGTCCTAATCGTGATTATGCTAAAAGAGAAGATGAACACATTAGGGATATCATAGCTAAGTGTCAGCAGTTTGCTAGAAACCATGAGATAGTTGTGTGGATGGTTGCTCACCCACATAAGCTACAGAGAAATGATAGTGGCGTAGTTCCACCACCTGATCTTTATCAAGTAAGTGGATCAGCACATTGGGCAAACATGAGTGATGCAGCTATAGTTGTGCATAGAGACTTTGAAGACAATTCAACTAAGATCATTACAAGAAAGATTAGAGAGCAAGGTCTTTATGGACAGATAGGTCAGACGTTCTTTACATTTGATAATGCAACTAAGGTCTATAAAGAAGTGGTTGAAAAGCCAGAAGAATATGATTATTCTAATTATGGGAGTTAAGAATGACATTAGAAGAACAAAAAATCTTAGACCAAAAGTATGAAGATTTAATGTACATAGTCAAAGAAAAAGATTTATCTTTATACAAACGATTAAGAGCAAATGAACAATTTGGATTTCAAAAAGATTTAACAGTTGTTGAAAATAATGACAAACAATTAGAAATGGTTTTATAAATGTTATTAGCAGATGGGTTTGAAAAAGCCTTTATAGGAATAAGCCAAAGATGTGGGCAACCAACTCTAGCAGTCTATGATAAAAATATGTGTCTACAAATATTAATAGACGATGGGATGGATATGGATGAAGCAATTGAATACTTTGATTTTAATGTAGAGGGTGCTTGGGTAGGAGAAGATACTCCATTTTTTTTAAACAAAATGACTTTAAAGGATTACTTTGAACTTTACGATTACAAGGAGCACAGCAATGACAACAAAAAAGAAACCAAGTAAAGGGGTTGGTAGACCTAAGTTTGTAGTTACAAAAGATATGTGTGTTAAGGCTGAAAGGTATGCTTCACAAGGATTAACGCAAGAACAGATAGCTTTAGCTCTAGGAATAGGTCAGTCTACTTTGTATGATAAGCAGAATGAATTTGTAGAGTTTGGGGAGGCTATAAAAAGAGGAAAGGGAAAAGGTATCCAAGCAGTCACTAATGTTTTGTACAATAAAGCTCTAGAGGGCGATAATACTGCAATGATCTTTTACCTCAAGAACAGAGCTGGATGGCAAGATAAGATTGAGAAGGAAACAATTGTTGAGCAAAGACAAATAATTGATTTAACTAGGATAAATGATGACGAACTTACTAAACTTAAACAAGTCCTTACCAGAGCTATTACACCAAGTGGAAATAGAGGAGATGAAGAGGTCATTGAAGGTTTTCACAAAACAATCTTGGCAAGCGATTGAACCTGGTAGAGACTTCTATGACAATTGGCATTTAGATGCAATCTCTGAACATCTACAAGCAGTAGTTGAAGGCGATATAAAAAGGTTGATTATAAACATACCACCAAGACACATGAAATCTATTAGTGTGGCTGTAGCATTACCAGCTTGGACTTGGACAATACAACCAGAGAAAAGGTTTCTGTTTGCAAGTTATGCAGGATCATTATCTATAAGGGATAGTGTAAAGTGTAGAAGATTAATTGACAGTCAATGGTATAAAAGATATTTTGGAGATACATTTTCATTAACCTCTGATCAAAATCAAAAGCAAAGATTTGAGAATGACAAGACAGGTCAGAGGATTGCAACGTCAGTAGATGGAGCATTAACTGGTGAAGGTGGTGACATAATTGTTATTGATGATCCACACAACGTAAGAGAAGCTGAATCATCTAAGGTTCGTGAAGGTGTTCTTGAGTGGTGGGATCAAGCAATGCAAACTAGATTGAATGACCCAAAGACTGGTGCATTTATAATAATTATGCAGAGAGTGCATGAGAACGACCTAACAGGTCATATATTAGGGAATGAATACAATGCTTGGGATCATCTATGTTTACCTGCAAGATATGAAATCGGACATCCAACACCAACGAGAACTTCTCTCGGCTTTAGCGATCCTAGAACGAAAGAAGGAGAGTTGTTGTGGGAGAAGAGGATTGATGATAAAACTCTTACGGATTTGGAAAAGAGTTTGGGTTCATACGCAAGTGCAGGTCAATTGCAACAAAGACCAATGCCCAAAGGTGGTGGGATATTAAAAGCTGAGTGGTGGGTTGAATGGGAAAGCGATGAACTTCCAGATATAGAATACTTAGTGCAAAGTTATGATACTGCATTTTCCACAAAAGAAACTAGTAGTTATAGTGCTAGGACAACGTGGGGAATATTTAGACAGAATGGTCAAGTGAACGCCATAGTAGTTGAGATGTGGTATGATAGAGTTTCATATCCAGAGTTAAGGAAACTTGCACAAGAAGCATATGACGAATGGCAACCAGATACAGTTCTTATAGAGAAGAAGGCAAGTGGACAAAGTTTACTACAAGATTTACGAATGGGTGGAATACCTGTGTTAGCTTACTCACCAGATAGAGACAAGATAGCTAGGGCACATAGTAGTTCTGCATTATTAGAAGATGGCAGAATATTTTATCCAAAGGGAAAGAAGTGGGCAAAAAATTTAATTGATATATGTTCAGCCTTTCCAACTGGCGATAATGATGATATAGTTGATACTTGTACACAGGCTTGGCTAAGATTAAGAAAAGGTTGGTTTATTACACATTCTACTGATTACGATGAAGATGATCAGACGCAAGAGAAAAGGATAACAATGTATGGCTAGAGAACCTAAAGTAATTTCATTTGCAGATGCTATGCCTTCTGATGATTTTCAAGTCGAAGAAATAAGTAATGATGAAGTTCTTATAGGTGACCCAGCATTAGATATTGTAGAAGAAGATAAAGAAGACTTTGACGAAAATCTTGCAGAACAAATAGATGCAAACGATATAACAAGAATAGCAAGTCAATTAATTTCAAGTTATGAGGCAGATAAAGAAGCACGTTCTGAATGGGAATTTAGATATAAGCAAGGTTTAGAAACACTTGATCCTAATGGTGGTCAAAGTGAAGAGGAAAACCAAAGGGCAACTAGAGGTTTAAGTACAGTCGTACATCCCATGATTGCAGAAGCAGCAACACAATTTAATGCTAAAGCTATTGCAGAGCTTTACCCTAGTGGTGGTCCAGTTAAGACTGTTATAGTTGGCGATCCTAGTGAGGAGATGGAAGAGCAAGCCACAAGAGTAAAAGATTATATGAATTATCAGATTACTCAAGAGATGCCAGAATACTTTCCAGACCTTGATCAAATGTTATTCCAATTACCATTAATAGGTCACACATTCAAAAAAGTTTGGTGGGATGCCAACTTAGATAGGCAATGCTCACAATTTGTCAAAGCAGAAGATTTTATAGTATCACCAGAAAGCAAAGACTTATACACATCTAATAGATACACCCATGTCATTCGTATGCCTAAGAACGACTTTAACAAGTATGTAAAGGCAGGATATTATTTACCAAGCAAATACAATGGAGATGATATTGATCCAAGTGGAGATATTGGTAGTCAGATAGAGGGCGTTGATCCTTATGGTGATTCATCTGATGAAATGATGACATTACTTGAAATTCATAGTTACCAAACATTTGATGGTATTGATGGTGCTGAAGATGATGAAGATGAAAATGTAGTAGCATTACCTTATGTAGTTACAATTGATTATGATGCAGAGACTATAGTTAGTGTAAGAAGAAACTGGAACGAAGAAGACGAATTGCAAAAAAGACGAGATTGGTTTGTAAGTTATAAGTTCTTACCAGGTACTGGTTTCTATGGTTTTGGTTTATTCCATATGATAGGTGGTCTTGGCAAAGCAGCAACAGGTAGTTTAAGAGCATTGCTTGATAGTGCAGCATTTGCAAATATGCAAGGTGGTTTTAAGTTAAAGGGTAGAGTTACTGGTGGTGAGATGCAAATCAATCCAGGTGAGTTTGCTGACTTAGATGCTACAGTAGATGACGTAAACAAAGCAATTATGCCACTACCATTTAAAGAGCCATCACAAACATTATTTAATTTAATGACTGCAATCGTACAAGCAGGTCAAAGGTTTGCTAGTACAGCAGATTTAAATGTTGGTGATGTAAATCCTAATGCTCCAGTTGGTAGTACAGTTGCTTTGATAGAGCAAGGTAGTAAAGCGTTTAGTGCTATTCACAAAAGATTGCACTATTCACAAGGTCAAGAATTTAAATTGTTAGCAAAATTAAATGCAGAATATCTACCCGAATCTTTTGAGTTTTCTATGGGTGGTGTTGGTCAGACAGTTTATGCAAAAGACTTTGATGATAGAATAGATGTAATACCAGTAAGTGATCCTAATATATTTAGTACATCACAAAGGATTGCACAAGCACAAGCTGTACTTCAAATGGCACAAGCAGCACCACAACTACATGATCAATATGCAGCATATAAAAGAATGTATGAAGCTATACGAATTACCAACATAGATGAGATACTCAAGAAGCCAGACGAAGCATCACGAATTGATCCAGTATCAGAGAATATGTCATTGATGTATGGTAAGTCTATTAGGGCGTTTCCTGAACAAGATCATGAAAGTCATATAGCAGTTCATTTACAATTTATACAAGACCCATCACTTGCTGGCAATCCTGGAGCTTCAGCGATGCAACCTATGTTAATTGCACATATAGCAGAACATATTGCGTTGTTGTATCGTCAAAAGATGGAAGCTGGAATTGGTATGGCGTTGCCTATGTTACCAAATCTGCGTGATCCTAAGTTTAAGTTTGAGGATATTGATCCACAATTAGATATGATGATAAGTCAAAGGGCAGCAGAAGTTGTAGCAAAGTCACCACAAATGGATGCAATTGCACCATTAGCTAAAATGATGCAACAACAACAACAGAGCCAAGAACAACAAAATCCTCAACTACAATACGCACAACAACTAGCACAATTAGAAGCAGAAGCGTTAAAAGCTAGAACACAAGTGCAGATAGAAGCTGATAAAGCTAAAGCACAACAGAATATGCAAATCAAACAAGCAGAAGCACAACAAGATTTGCAGATAGACCAAGCCAAGCTAAATGCAGAGTTGCAAGCTAAGATGGCGAAGTTGGAATTAGAACTACAAATGGAACGAGAAAAAAATCAAATTAAAATACAACAGGAGATCATGAAAAATGGCAATCGTAATAACACCTAATGGACAATATGTAGATGATCAAACAGGTATGCCTGTTGATCCTAGATTACTAAATGAACTTCTTGATCCAAGATCATCTGCACGACAAGGTGAAGTCATGGGTGGAGCAAACCTTGATCCTAGATCAGTTGTTCGTGAAGGCGAAGCAAACCTTGATCCTAGATCAGTTGCAAGAGAAGGTGAAGATGTTGTAATGGAAAGAATGTTTCCTGGAAGTGGTCTTGATCCTAGATCAGTAGCTCGTGAAGGCGAGAGAATGACTCCACGAGCTCTTGATCCTGGATCAGTAGTTCGTGAAGGTGAAATGGCTAGAGAAAATATTCCTTCTGATTTAGATATGGGCATGGATAGTGAAATGCGTGCTGAAGATTTAAGTGACGTAGACAAAGTGCGTATGTTAATTGACATGGGTTTAAGCCCAAAAGAAGCAATGGAAGCCATAGGCAGAGAAAAAGCAATGGGGGTTAGACCAGAAGAGTTTGGTGCTACTATCCCATCAGAAGGTATGGGTGCATTAGGTGGAGTTCCTACTGGTGCAATGATGCCTGCTACAATGTCTGCTCCAATGCCAACACCAAGAGGATCAACAAACATGGGTATGCCAGAAGATGCAATTATGGCACAAAGAATGAATCAAGTTGATACAACAGGTCTATCACCTGAACAAATGAATATGCTTAGAATGGGTATAGACCCTTTTGCTGAAGGTATGGTTAGATAGTTATGGCAAGACGAAATGGAGCACTTGGTAGTTTAACTCAAGATCAATATAATGCTTTGTCTAAAGGGTTTAATAGGTCTAATCCTATTGGGTCATTAGGTGACTTTAGTGTTAGTAAAGGTAGTATACCTAGCTATGCATTAGCTGCAGCAGGATTGTCTACTAGTCCAGTTGGTCTTGCTAACACAGCTATTAATGCATATGGAAAATATAGTGCAGAGAAAGCAGCTCAATCATCATTAGGAATGAATAGAGGGTTTATAGATACAGTTACAGGAATGGCAACTAATCCAGCTATGGATACTGCTAGAGGTATCGCTGATGTCAACAATGATAAAACAGTATCTACAAGAGAAGCTCAAAATTTTGGTATGAATAAAGGTTTGACTGCTTACAATGTTAATTTAAACCCAATGGATGGATATAGACAAGGAGCAGTTACGAAAAATACTCTTGGAAGGATAGAGCCTACTGGTGGTATATTTGCTGAATAT